AAAGTTCTTGGCAAGTTCAACGCCGCCAGCAGCCAGTCCTGCTCCTGCTGCTCCACCCGCAGCCGCTCCGATTGCGGCACCTTTCCCGCCACCAAACAAGAATCCAAGCAAACCACCTGCGGCTGCTCCCACCGCCGCTCCCTTTACTGCGGACTCACCCACGCCTGTTCGCTCAATGTTTTCACTCAAGCGATTCTGCACAAGCAGCCGTTCCTGTTCATCCATACCAACCTTGCCTGCACCGTTATTCAGTTCCGATTCGATGCTAGAGAGTCGGGTCTGCTCTGAAATAATCGTCTGCTCCAATATCTGCCTGGCTTTACCAGGATTCGTCTGCAACAGGGTCGCAATGCTGTCTGTTCCGTTTGGATCCACGATCTTCAGGGTGTTGGGATCAACCACCATACTCTCAAGCGCGGCAATGCTCTCGTTGCTGAGAGGAGAGCGATACAGCGACTCTGGCGTGAGATCACCACCATCTATGAGTCCAGACAGCGTTTGCAGATTCTGAATGGTCTTTTTGGATTCCGCCTTGGCATTTTCCAATCCCTGCCGCAAGTCCTTGGCTTCCCACCGCCAGAACACCTTGAACTGCATGACATGGGGAACCTGTGCGCTTCCGATGTCTATGGGATACCGCAGAACCGATGGGCGAATGCGGGAGCCTCGGGTCACTTTCGGAGTTCCCTCTAGTTGTCGCAGAACCTCATCACCGATCTGATCGTTGTACACCTGCTGACTGTACCGCCCGTTGCCGTACCGATTGGTGGAAATGAACGGCTTTCCACTTGAAGTGAAAGCAGGATCAAAAAGGGATTGTGGTATGGCTGACATGGGCAGTTCCTTTTGAAAATCGGCTACATATTTATGTATGGCATACAAAGGCAAATTTCAGCCAGACAACCCCTCCAAATACATTGGCGATCCCACGAAGATCGTCTACCGTAGTATGTGGGAGAGGAAGTTTATGAAGTTCTGCGACAGCAGTGCAAATGTGCTGCGATGGGCATCCGAAGAAGTGGTGATTCCGTACATGAATCCGCTAGACAAGAAGCCACATAGGTATTTCGTTGATTTCTTGGTGGAGATACGCACCGCCGAAGGCATCAAGACATGGTTGGTGGAAATCAAGCCCAAGAAGCAGTGCCGCGAACCCGAGAAGCGCAAGCGGATCACCAGAGGCTACATCACAGAAGTGCAGACATGGATCACCAACAAGGCTAAATGGGACGCGGCTAGACGGGTATCGGAAGCCAAAGGATGGGAGTTCAAAATATTGACCGAAGACGACCTCTTCAGGAAACCCCAATGACAGAAAACGAAATGAGGGCTGACTTGCAGGCACTGCTGGAGGAAACCACCTCTGTGCTTGGTGCCACAGATCAGACATACATTCAGTTCGTAAAGATGCTCCAAAAGAGCGGTCAACTATCCATACCCAATCGCCTTTTTGATGGACAGATGGTGTTCTTCAAATACGAACCAGTCAGCGATTCTTTTGTTTCACGAAATACATATTACGATACATTCCCTTTGGTGTTGATAACGGATGTGTATAGAGGGGGATTTGAGGGAGTGAATCTGCACTTCATCGCACCAGATTTTAGAAAGTTCTTGTTTGACTCGGTGATGCGAGGTCTACCGACAATAAAAGCAAACGAAGAGTGGCGAACTCGTCTGCGTGTAGACTACGACCGTTTGAATGCGCGAAGACAGTTCAAGTACTTTAAGCCGTGCTACAGACGCTATCTGTGGAAAGGCATGAGACGGCGACCCGCAGTGGTTCCGTTCAGTCTGTGGGAAGACATGGTGGCATCCAACACTTCACGATTCAGCGGGGCAAAACCAGTAACGGTTTACCGAGACAGCAGAAGCCAAGTATTGCGGGGAGGCAGATAAATGGCATTCGTTCCGTCAAACATCAACGAACTCATAAACAGCATCACTCAAAGCGGATTGGCTTTCAGCAATCGCTATGAAGTGATGATCAACACGCCAGCAGGCTTCGGCACCACGAACATTCAGTTCATCAGGAATCTGATGGTGCGGTGCGACTCCATCACCATACCTGGTCGCTCGCTGTCAACCACGCCGTATCGCTTCTACGGTCCTGCACGGAATATGCCGTATGAACCAATCTACGCAGGAGAGATGACCCTATCCGTGATACTGTCTGCCGATTTGCGCGAACGCAAGTTCTTTGAGGACTGGATGGATCTTGTGTGCAGCCGCTCCAACTACAAGTTCGGATATTACGATGACTATGTGACGAACTTGGAAATAGCCGTGATGACGAGAGCAGATGATCCAGCCCACCGCTTCTATGTGGAAGAGGTGTATCCAAAGGCTATCGGTGATCTGCAAGTGGCATACGACAAGGACAACGATTTCCTGAAGCAGGACATCACTCTTGCTTTCAGAAAATACACACCCGAATACATTGGATTGGCTCGTCCGACTGCGGTGGCAGCAGAGGAGTTTGTCGGACCACCCGCTCCACAGCAGTTCCTCACATCAAACGGCGGACAGGTGAATCGGATGGGTTACGATGGAACCGTGAATGGATTCTACGATCCTCAAAAGATGCAGTCCATAATGAACACTCCCCGCTGACGACTAAATACATTTGACTCTGTTGACTAAAGGATGAATATGAACACACTGAATCTGACGAATGCGGCTCTACCGCAGTACACCATGACGCTTCCCGTATCTGGCATCACCACGAAGTTCAGACCTTTCGTGGTAAAGGAAGAAAAGGTTCTGCTGGTTGCGCTGCAATCAAAAAGCATGAATCAGATAAACGATGCCATGCGGAATGTGATCCTAGCCTGCACGAACAACTCCACGGACACCCGCAGGCTGTGCGTGGCTGACGCAGAGTACGCCTTTCTGCAAATACGATCAAAGTCAGTGGGCGAAGAGGTAAAGCCGCAAGTGGTGTGTACAAAGTGCGGCAAGGACACCTCAATCAAGATCCGCCTTGATGAAGTCACCATCAAGCAACGAGAAAAGCCAACGGTAGATGGCACGGTAGTGATCACCGACAATCTGTCACTTGTGCTGCGGTATCCGTCCATACACGACATCAATCACGACGAGAACGAGGTGGAGATTGCTTTTGATCTCGCAAAGAAGTGCATTGAGTCCGTGATACTGAACGATCAGGTTCACGAAACAAAGGACATCAATCCGCAAGAACTGTCAAACTTCGTGGACAATATGCTGCCTGATCAGTTTGCCAAGATCATGGACTACTTGCAATCCGCACCCGAACTACACTATGAGTTCAAGTACACCTGTCCGCACTGCAAGACACCCGCGAAAGCGGAACTGAAGAGCGTGTCTGATTTTTTTCAATAGCCCTCTGTCACAATGACTTGGGGGCATTCTACCAACTAAACTTCAACCTCATGCAGCACCACGGGTACTCCCTTGCCGAAGTAGAGGGGATGATGCCTTGGGAACGAGAGGTATACATACAAATGCTGATTGCTCATCTGAAAAAAGAACGGGAGCAAGTCAGCGGAAAACGACAACTGTGACCTATTTAAGATGAGCCTACGGGGGAGAAATGGCTAAAAAGGTCACCAATGCAGAATATCGAAGAATGATGTCTGCCCGCCAAGAGCGGATCGGCGGTCGCTTTGGTGCGCTCAAGCCTGAATTCAAAGCACCACAGCAACCACCAATACAAATGGGAAACGCTCCCGCAACAGACGCAGCCGTAGCACAGCAAATCGGATTACTGCAAGCACTTATCCGTCAACGGAAGTCGATGGGCATGGAAACTTCCGAACTTGAAAATTATGTCATTGGAACTGCCGACAAGCAGGGTGTGCGTTCCGTGGTAGAAAGGTTCATATCCGAAAATCGCCAAAAGTTCGATCAAGACGATCCTGCTGGAGCAGCCGCGTATCAGTTAATGAAAGAAGCGGTTGTCCTATCCGAAGGCTCGCTAAAAGCGTCTATGGAAGACGCAAAAATGATATACTCTAGGCTGCGGTTTATTCGTGAACTTGCAAAAAAGACAGAGGGCGAACAATCTGATATTGCCACCAAACTAGATGAAATCATCAAGCCCGTAGAAGATCAACTCAAAAAGAGAACATCGTTTGGCGAATTCTTGAAAGAAAAAGCACAGTCATTCAAAAAAACCTTGCCAGAGAGATTGGCTGCAAAGGTTCCTGTGATTGGCGGACTGCTCAGTGGGTTCTTGAAAGATCGCAGAGAAACACTAGAAGACATCGAAAAGTATTCAGGATCTCTCCAAGAAACAATTTCCCGACGCGGAAGAAAAACAAGCGAACTGGACATTGATGATTTGGGCGGTGGTAGCGGAAGGGGTATGGCTGCAAGACTCGGCGGCACCCGTGCATCAGACATTCCAGGTCTTGACCTTAGTGGTGCAGGAAAGGGCGTACCGTCCACACTTGGTGCCATACACAAAGAGATCACTAAAATCCGCACGATGCTGGAGAGCAGGTTCTCACCAGAAAGCGATTCTTCAGAACTGAAGGCTCGTGAGGCAGAACTTGAGGGTAAGGGTGCAGGAATAGTCAAGAAGGCTATAGGTGGAAAAGACGGAGAGAAGAAGGGCGGGATACTGTCGTCCATTCTTGGAACCGTAAAAGACTTCTTGGGAAGCACGATTTCCACCATGCTTGGATCTGGTGTTGGTAAACGAGTAATGTCAATGGCAGGAGGCGCAGCGCGGCTTGCTGGTTCTGCCGTGCGTGGAACAGGGGGACTCATCTCTTCGGGTGTGAAGGCAGTCGGCGGGTTTGCTGCAAAAGCAGGATCCGCGATTGCAAACACGGGTGTAGGCAAAGCCGTTGGCACAGCAGCATCAAAGGCAGGTGGATTCTTCGGCAATATGCTCGGCAAAGCCAAGGATATTGTTGGAAGCCTTAATCCCATAAAATCCTTGTCTAGCGGAATCAAGTCCAGCGCAGGAAAGATCGGAAAGGCTATTGTGGGTCTGCCTGGCTTGGGTGCGCTCATCACCGCCGCTATGGGTGCGTTTGACATCGGATCAATAAAGAATGATCCGAATCTGTCCGCTGATCAGAAAAAAGAACAGATCGGAAGAACACTTGTAGGAACCCTTGGTTCTGTACTCGGTGGACTTGGTGGTGGTGCGCTTGGCACCGCACTCGGACCGCTTGGCACGATTGCAGGCAGTATCGGTGGCTCGTATCTCGGAGAACTCGTTGCGAACTCTATCGCTGATGCGATTGGACCAAAGGGAATATACGACTTGGTTGAATCCATTCCTGGCGTTGGTTCGCTTATCTCGGTGGGAGACACCAAGGCAGCAGAAGAGGCTGCAAAGATCACCGCTCCTGCTTCACCGAACACCACGGTAGGCAAGATGGTGTCGCAGTATTCCGCAGAGCAAAGCGCACTCGGTGCTGCAAAGGCAGAGGCAGCGGCGGGGACAGCGACCGCAGCACCCACGGTGAACAACTCCGCAGTGAACACTCGCGTGAGCAACATCACGAACAACTTCAACGATGATCTGAAGATTCGCAACAACGAACCCACGCTGAAGACCATGCAGTTCAGAACGGTTCAGATGTAAAAGAAAAAGGCGCACTTTCGTGCGCCTCTCTCTGCGAAACCGAAGGGGATTTAGTCTTCGCTTGCCAACTTTTCAAAGTAGGACAGAGCGTCTTCCGTGTCATCGTCATCGGTCTTGACGGCTTCCTTCACGGGAGCAGGCTTCTTTGCGGGTGGAGGAGTGGATGGCTTACGCACAGGAGCAGAGTCCTCGTCATCAAACGCAGCCTTCTCCGCGCCACCCTTCGCAACCGCGTCCGATGCAGTTGCGCGGATGTTGCCACCAAGAACCTGTTCAAGACGAGCCTTCAGTTCGTCATAGGACTTGAAGTTCTTCGGATCGGTGAACTCCTTCAGGGAGTGCTGCGTCTTCCACATCTTCTCAAGCGCAGAGTCATCACCACCAAGCAGGGCTGACGGAGCAGCAAACTCGCTCTTGTCAAAGTTTGCGTAGCCGTCCACCTGACGGATCTTCAACTTGAAGTTTGCTCCACCCCAAAAGTCAAAGGGGTTCATCGGCTTCTCGTCTTGGAACTCGGGGTTCATCGCACCCTGAATCTTCTCAAAAATCTTCTTGCCGTACTTGAACAGGAACACCTTGCCCTCGTTCTCGGGGTGCTTGGGGTCGCTGACTACAAGCACATTGCTGATGTACGACAGCCGCCGCTTGCGATCACGGGCAATCGCCTTGTCCTTGTCCGAACCGCTCTCCCACAGGAGATTGTTCATCTCGGACACGGGATCCTTCAGCCCAATCGTGGTGAGCGAGTTCTCAATGTACCAACCACCTGGTCCACGGAAACCGTGGCTCCACACACGCGCCCACGGCAGATCCTCGCCATCGGGTGCGGGAAGGAAGCGAATCTCCGCGTAGCCATTGCCTGTCTTGTCTGTTTCCGCCTTCCAAAAGCGGTCATCCTTGTAAGACTCGGACTTCTTCGCCATCTTGTCCATTTCGGATGCGAGAGTCTGATACGAGTTCTTGGAAGCGGACTTGAGGTCTTTGAATCCCATTGCGTGTCTCCTTGTTGTGTACGGTATGTACGGTGTATGAAGTGTGTGTGACAAACAGTTCAGTCACGACTATGTAGACAGTATAGCAGAGGTCTGCTGCGTGTCAAACAGGAAGTCGCGTTTTCTTCGGGAGCAGATTAAGTTCCTGCCCTTCAGCCTTGATTTTTTCAATGATGGGCTTGCTGAGGAATTTCGCGGCGACCTGTGGTTCAATACCGAACCGCTCGCACACCGCCAGCACAGCGTCAATATACGAAACTTCGTACTTCTTTACATGATTCTCTACTTCACGGGGGAATCGTAGATTGTTGATGTCCATGTCAGCCTTACTTTCGGAAATATACATAGGTAGTACTCTATTTAGAAACGGATCAGCCCAAGACCCTGCACAGCGGAGAATCAAATGGGAGCAACCAGCGACAACTATCAGATTGTTACCAGTGGGATTACTTATACCATAGCCAGCGATTATGTCAAGCCCACTGGTGGTGAAACTGCTCACTTTCAGTTGGTGAAGGTTGCCTACGGTGCAGACAATACAGCGAACTATGTCAGCAACAGCACACCGCTTCCCGTTGGCTTGTGCGGTTCATGGACTCGTTACGAATATTTGGCTTCGTCTGGCTACTACAGTCTTGCCGCCACGATTGTTGGCACCACAGGCACCTCCCTCACAGTAGTCGGCGTATCTGGTGGTCAGGCAGTAGGCATTACTGTTGGCACTCTGACGGTTGCAAGCACCGATCTTGATATCCGAAATCTTTACGGCGGCGTGATTGGCTCCACTCTCGGAGTGACTGCTTCCATAGACTATGTGGCTGTTCAGGGATTGAGCGGAGGATACCCCGTAGGCATCACCACCAGTGGTTCCCTGCCTGTCACCGTGTCCTCGTTCTCCAATCTTGGGGTGTTCGGTGTAAGTGGCGCAACCGCCATCGGTGTCACCTTTAGTACGGTTAACATCCGTGGATTGACAGCCGCAAGCGACAGCATTGTGGTGTTCGGTGGCGGAACGGCTTCCTCTGTGTCCGTTGGTCTGTTTGGATTTGAGAGTGCGGGTGCAAACACCGTACCGATTCACACCACGGGCAACGCGCTGAATGTAAACATCTCTACGATAACGAGTGGAGTCACTGTTGCTGCAACGAACTTGGACATCCGCGACCTGTCGTCCTCAACCGATTCTGTCACGGTGGTCGGTCAGGGAGCATTGGACAACGCTGCCTCTCCGCTCAAGACTGTTCCGACTTATGTAACTGGTCTATTGCCTGACGGATCACTCGCACAAGTGGGAGCAACCACTGGCGCAGGATGGTGCGGAGCAGCAATCAATGTGAGTCTTGTAAACAGCGGCATCACATTTGCAGTAAATGCCACTGCCACATTCTCTGCTCAAGTAGGCATCACAGCCACATACGCAGGTGCGATTCCCGTACAAGGTTCCGCACAAGCAGAATATGGAGTGTGGGTCACGGGCAGCACAAACGGCGATCCTGTAACGGTTCGTGGTGCAAGCGGCGGATTCTTGCCTGTTGAAGTAAAGGATTTCAGCAGCAACCTCGGCGGCATCAACTCTAATGTAAACAGCATCAAGACAAACACCGACTTCATGGCTGCTATGAAGAAGGCTCTGTACTCTGATGCACAAAGTGTTGGTGCTTTTGATTTCTCGGACAAGAACTCTATCTACACCCTTGTCCGCGATCAGGTGGCTGCTGCACTAGCAACCATGAGTGGAACAGTACTCACCGATGGAGTAAGCGGTGTGTGTGCAGGAACACAAGACACCCTTGCAGTATCCGTGATCCACAACAAGATGCAGCCGTCTTTCATGTCCCGCACAGGATATGTCGGAAATGCCGCAAAGAGCCTCACGGAGTATAACGGTTTTGCAGGATTCCCCTGCAACACAGGCATCCGCATAAAGGCTTCTCGCGTAGCAACAGGCGCGTCTGCATCCTCCAACGAGTTCATGTGCATTATCTCTGAAGCAGATGTGGCTACTTTTGGTGCAACAGCAGGAAGCGCGTCGTATGCTCTATATCACGGTGAAGAACTGTTTATCGAAGCAGACAACATCAACAAACTGCGAGTGTTCTATCCTCCGTATTCAGCGTCCTTTGCACCGCACAATACTGGTTCAGGAATGACATTCTCGTTCTACGCATCATAAAATGTCATCGCTGATCCCACTAGAAATCAACCTGTTCGGCGGGAACGGCGATACCGACACATTCATAACAAACGCCACAGGAAGCAGAACCGCCTACGATTCATTCGGAAACGGTTTTGTTACCCTTCCTGACAGCGAAGACGGCGAACTGCTGCTGCGTCACAGAGAATATCTGAAGTGCGGTTTCAGCGGCGATGCCGAATACCGAGCAGTTGTGCTGTTTCAGCCGCTTTCACGAATACTGAAAGAGACTGGTGACCGACCATACGGTATAGATCGTGCATTTTTGACGCTCACGCTGGCTGATGGAGCAACGGGCGGCGACTACGAAGCCATATTGCTGCCGCTTTCGTCCCCAACAGACGGCTCGGTGTCGTGGTACAAGCCCACAGAGGCAGCACAGACCGCGTGGACGGTGGCGGGAGGCGATGTTCAGCCACCTCTATCGGGTGAAACACCCTCTGCAACGCTCACAGACAGCAAATTGGTGTTTGATTTGAGCGATTACATCACCCAATGGAGCATTTCGGGTGCAGAAACACTCGCAGTGGCAGTGAAAAGCACCCTACCAACGACTGAAACGGTGAAATTCCACTCTTGGGAGTCGCAAGAGGGCTTGCTTGGTGACGGAATACTGCAAAACTGCCGCTTTTTGGCTGCTGGCGACACCAATAGCATGAGAACTGAAGGTGTTTTGGTGCAAATTGAGGCTAATGAAGGCTCATCACTACTCACTCTAGCGGACGGAAGCGAAAAAGGGCAGCAGCAGTTCGCCGCATTTCAGCATTCGGTAGGCGTGGGAGCGACTTTCACGCTGTTGGATCCCGATGAGAACAACAGTATCACATTCGGGGACAGCGTTTGCACCGTTTTGGACAGACCAACCGAAAATTCAGTGCTGTTGAGCGGTCTAGTGTTCCCTAGCGGAGTCACCGCGCACTCAACCACAGTGGAGTTTGCTGCGGAAACCACCATTCCATACGGATCGTATGTGCTGCAACTAGAAAATCCGTCCACGACACTCAAGACTGAAGCACTTGCGTTGACGGAAGATCAAAAATTGAGTGTGCGCTACTTCACTACGGCAGCAAACAGCAACTCCAAGGACTTCACCGTGTCTGCCGTGACGGACGAAACCCGCTACAAGAGCCGTGTGCGGATATTCCTGAACGAAGGCACGATTTCGGAAAACCGAAACGGTCTAGACACACAGGTGGTTTTGTCTGAAACCAAACCCACGCTCACCCTGCACATCAGCGCGTATTAAACACCGACCGCATCTCGGGTGTATGAGCGATACGGCTCACGAATCTCCGTGAATCCGCACAGTCCGCACCTCTTGCCTTCAGAGATTCCGTCCTCGTAGCCTTTGGCGTATGCGGTTGCGTACAGTTTCAGCAGCCCTGCTGTTGCTGACGATGCTGCTCCGATGAGAAAGAGTGATACTTGTAGTGTTTGCATACACTATGTTCATCCATGATGCGCTTGAACTTTCCCTTAACAAAAGCCCCCAATCAGAATTGAACTGATGTCTCTTGATTACAAGTCAAGGGTATTACCACTATACTATGGGGGCGCATTCCCTCGCTAGGATTCGAACCTAGACTAGAAGAATCAAAATCTCCTGTGCTACCTTTACACAACAAGGGAACGGACAAGGAAGGATTCGAACCTTCGGAAGACATATCTGCCTTCAGCGATTTAGCAAACCGCCGCATTCGACCACTCTGCCACCTGTCCCGAAATGATCCTGACGGGATTCGAACCCGTGTTCTCGCCGTGAAAGGGCGGTATCCTAGCCAACTAGACGACAGGACCAAAAGCGTAGTGGAGGACTTGCACCTCTGTTGCTCTGTATCAGATCACCCCTTGCAAGTAGGTGACCCTAGCAGCCTGGACGCTGACTACGCAAAAAAGCGGCGGCTTTTGAATGGAGCCGCCGAACCATTTCAGACGAGTGCTGTGTGCCACGGTACTCTGAAGCCACCGTTGTAGAGAACCCCAACATAGTCTCTACTCTCCAAGCATTCCTCTCCTGCCAACCCAACTAGTGTCATTGGGTGTATGCGTATGTGCTTCTGGACTTAACGGAGTATTTCTTGGCTTTTCCTGCTGTTCCAATGCTCGTCAGGCGACCATGATCTGTGGTAGCAGGAGGGATGGGCATTACCAAAATAGTTAACAAGTATGAGTGTTCATTCTATTCCTTACCAGCAAATCGGAGCCTGGGGCAGACACGCGGCAGGAGCCATCGGGTACTGCGGAGCGTACATCGGAGTGGCGTAGCAACGGGTGAAGGGCGAGTACGGAACCACGACAGGAGCGCAGCCACCGCCGTAGTACGGCATCACAGCCGCACCACCGTAGCCCCAACCACCGCCGTAGCCGCCGTAACCGTATCCACCGCCACCGTATCCACCGCCACCGTAGCCGTAGCCACCGTAGACAGGAGCGTTGAAGGACGAGCCACCCAAACCAACACCCCAATTGAGGTTGTTGTTGGTGATGGACTGACCGTTCGGCAGCGTGGTCTTGTTGTACGAACCGCCAACGCCGACACTAAAGCCGCCGCTGCTCCACTGCGCCGATGCAGCGGACGAGAGCGAGAGGGAAATCACGACTGCCGAAACGAGAGTGCTAAAGTTCATTACGAACTCCTTTCACACATGATTGTATCAGAATGAGTGGGCGGGTCAATCCCCCACGGTGCTACACGATTATTTCTTTTGACCCTTGGTGCGATCCACTATTTCACGCCGTATATTTTGCACAGCGTTTCGCAGCAGTGATTTTTTCAATGCTGACTTTGTGGTTTTCTTCATTTACTCCTCCGACTTATTTAGTCGTTTTCTTCAGAGGAATCCTCATAGATTGTAATCCACTTGGGATCTTCGCCTCGCCGTAGGTACGCAGCCTTTGCGAAATTCCACTCTTCGCGCTCTTGGATGCGATACCCCTTGCGGTGTTTCTTTGAGAACTTCTTGGCGGATTGCTCGTCATCAAAGTACTCGTAGTTGCCCTGATCGTCCATGCCGCCCCACAGCCCGCTTGATGTCTTCCAGATGTCGCCTGGACGGTGGCGTTGGGCAACCTTGGCTTCCGCTTCCTTGCCCTGCGCGGTTTGCTTTGCCGTATCAGGCTTCACATTGAACACGAACTTCTTTTCAGAGTGTGCGCCCTTCTTCAGTTGCGAGAAGAAGTCCACGACCTTGTGCTTCGCAAGTTCAAGATTGTCCTGACCCTCGCCCTTCTTGAAGCGCATGAGAACCTTGCCCACGCCAGCCTCTTCGTTCGTGCCAATGTAGTAGAAGTCCTGATCGTTCTTGTACATCACGGAGTGCTGTTGGAACTGCCGCCCCAAATCAACAATGCCCTTCTTCGTGATGTTTGGAATGAGCAGACTCAACTCCTCCACATAGCCTTCATCGCCCTTGTAGCCGCCACGGAGTTCAATGAATCCGTAGCCCATCTGACGAATAGCCTTCTTTAGTTCTTCGTGACGCGCCTTGTTTTCCTTGTCGGAGTTGGAGCCACGGAACGCGCTGAGAATGCCAAAGTCCTTCTTGTCGTCTTCCACATATTGAAACACGCGGGACAGTTTGGCTTCAACAAGTGAAACCTCGGTGGCTTCCTTGTGTGACAGAGCCTCCTGTAGTCCGCGCGAATCAAGATATTGGGTGAACTTTTTCATTTAGAATCTCCTTGATACTCCTACTATTTATAGGAGTCAGCCCCTCGCCGTGCAGCATGACTCCTTCGTCCGTGGTGTACCAAATCTCGTCAAAGCACCCCACGCACCACGGCATACAGCGGAAGCACGGACGGGACATACGCATCTGTCCGAATCGGTTGAAGCGGATGTTGAACAGGGTCAAGCCACGCTTCCGATCTCCGAGTTTCAAAAATGCATCAAGTTCAGAGTGCATTTCCCCGAACAGGTAGCCGTGCTTGACTGCCACGGGGTGGGTCTTCAGCAGATTGGAGCCAATGGCTTCAATGCGACCCTTGTGCAGCACAATGGAGATGTGCTTCTTCGGACGGGGAATGTCCAAGCACAGGGGATATGCGATTCGGAGCAGACGCTGAATCTGTTTGGCGTTCATATCAAAAACGGCTTGGGGGATATTTCACCCACAAGCCGCAAAGGGGGTTCACTTCTTGCACGGAGTGCAAGTGCGGCAATTCTCAAAATCAGTCTCAAGGCGATCAATGTTCGCCCACACCGAATCCATCTGCTTCTGCGTGTCACGCTCAAGAGCAGCGAGTCCATCATCAACGCGGCGGTGGATGCTCTCCGCGTTCTTGTAGTGCGAATCGTTCACCTCGTTGATGTGTTCAACAAGCGATTCAATAGCCGCCTTCTGCTTGCCAAGCACATAGAATGCGCCCGTGGTGCAGAGGAAGCCGTAGAAGCCAAGGAACGCGACCGTGGCGTTGATGTCGCCGCTCTTGCCCGTGAAGCCGATGAGGGCGGTGCCGCCGAAACCCGCGAGAACAAGCACCGCATACGAAACGAAAATCGAATTCTTATTGTTCATGCTTTCTCCTGTTGGATGCAGAAACCCAAAGGGGTGGCTACGCCAATCGGTCGCAGCCACCCCAAGGGCATCAGTTGGATCAACGATTAGGCGTTGATCAGGTAGCGCGAACCGTCCTGACGGAAGCCGTAGGTGCGGTCACCGTCATGGGTGTCCTCCATGCCGTAGACAGTCTCGCCGTTGCGAACGGTCTGCGTGACTTCCCAGTTGCCGAACGCCTCAACCTGCGAACGAATGTCGCTGATCATGGCGCGGAAGTTCTTCACGCCGAACTTGCTGGCAGCCTGGCTGCCCGTGAGGGTCTTGCCAGAAGCGAGGTAGTTCAGGACGCGACGACGGTTCGAAATCTTAGCAGTCTTCATAACGAAATCTCCAAATGTGAGCCTCTGAAAGTTTACGCTTCGGATGTCGGCTCAAACATCGTTCCGCGTTTCGATGAGTAGATTGTAACAGGTCTGCGGTGGATGTCAACCCCTATGGGCAACATTCCAGTATTTCATTTGCTCACCATCTAAAATATCGGGCAAGCACGGCAACGCCCACGGCAACGGCGGTGAGAGCGGTGCAGAAACTAATTCCAAAAATGAGAGGGTGACTAAACGCAAATTCAAAAACTTTAGTGGTATAGTCCGACTTCTTCATTTTTGAAATAAAGTCATCGTACAGTTCACCAGCAGCATCGCTCCACCCATTCTTGGAAACCCGCGTCCACTCCACCTCCACAGGAACCACGGGAGCAGAACCGCTCTTCGGAATTTCAGGAGCAGGAGGAGTCCACGACACAACCTGCGAAACCACGGTCGGATCGGGACGACCGTGATTCTCGTAATCCGCAAGGAACTCCTCTACGCTGCCTTCGCGCCAGAGTGTCTTGACGGCGGGTTCGGTGGTGACCACGCTCTCGGGCTTCTTGGCGCGAGGCTTGCGGGCTTTGGGAGCATCGGTCTTGCCAAGACGCTTGTTGCGTTCGTCAAGGGTGGCGCGAGTTGTGCGTTTGCTGACGGGCTTCTTGATCTTCTTCTTTGCCATTTGCGTTTCCTTTTTATCGTGCCTTGGGCGGGACTCGAACCCACAACTTATTGGTTAAAAGCCAATTACTCTACCATTGAGTTACCAAGGCGATGTGTCAGTCAATACTGTCCCAAAGCGTGGGAGCCTTGCTCAACTCCATGATGTTCTGCTTGTGAACCATTTCACCAAGCACAAGGTGCAGCCTGTCAATCAGGTCTTCCACCTCATCAATACTGTATGTATCCACCACTTCAGCAGTATCTACGCCCTTGATGTGCAGACTCGGCTCATCGGGGCGGTGCGGATTGATCGTGATGAAAAGATCCATGTTCTGATTTAGTTCTTGCTTCTTACTCATGTGTGTTCTCCTGAATGCGGGTTGGGAGAATCGAACTCCCGTGACGGGTTTGGAAAACCCGCGTAATAGCCTCTATACGAAACCCGCGTAGTTCAACGCGCTCGGGCGTTGATCCGTTGCGCTCGGCGCAAGTTCTCACTGTCTGCACTGTTCACGACAACCAGTTCAGGAGCAGTCTTGTGCGACCAGTCCATGAATCCAACGAATGTGGTGACCCGCGAACACTTCACACAAGTAGTGGTGTTGGGCAGAGCCTCAAGACGCGCAGGGGGAATGACACAGTTACAGTTGTCACAGGTACGGGGCATTACCAAGTCTCCACGAACATACGGGTCTTCACGGTACGACACTGCTGACGGAACTCGCCGTCAAGCCTCGCTTTGCGCTCCTTGTGAGTACGCTTGTTGAAACCGAACGGCTTGCACTGCTGCTGCCGTCCTCGGGCTACTGCTGCGCCTTGCCGCTCGGCTTCAATATCAATGGGGTCTAAAACTCGCTTTGCCATGCACACAGTATAGCGTGTACGGCAGGGGAGTCAAGAGGAGGAAACAATCACTGATTATTTGATTACGATAGAACTGCGCCAGTCCAACCACTCCCAAGAGAAATGCCCCAAATTTGGACTGGATAAATTTCAGTGCGACCAGTTGCTACCAATACACGGGTGTAAGCAGTTGAACCATTAGCACGATAGGTCACCAGGTCAGCAGTGTTTCCTGAAGTAGTAGTATTGGTTAAAAGAACACCTTTGTTCTTTCCAAGCGTAGCGGCTGCTCCAGTATTTCCAAATGGGACTGCTTCTCTGTAAAAGTTCATGCGTTTTCCTCCGTGTACAGTATGTATAAAAGAAAAGGAGCCTTGCGGCTCCCTTTAGCCCTTTCAGATGCGGGAGGGCTGGTCCCCACGGCTTCAAGCCGCCATTGCCATTCGGTTGGCAATCATGGTTGTGGCAGTTTTTTTAACGAGGATCCGCCACACGCCTCGGACATCTCCTGCTTCAGTACTCCGCACCAGTCGATTCCGTATCAACCCCGTATATTTGCCCCCACTGCAACTGGAGGACTTGACTGCGGGAAGAGGCGGGTGATGCAGTCACTCCGCATTCGCGCATCTTTTAATGGAGTCGGGGGGAGTCGAACCCCCGTGCTGTTTGCGTTTCCGTCCACGATCAACAATGCCGTAGTTATTTATGCTGGCTCAAGCATTTCATCTTCACGATACGCACTCTGCCATGCTGCAAGCGGAACAAACACATG